AGAGTCTACTCCCTTAAATTTACATTTTTTTAATAATATCAATGTTAATACTATCGAAATTAGTATAGTTAGTATAATTAGTAATATAATTACTATTAACATTATTATTATTACATTTTTTATTTTTCTATTATTATTACATTTTTTTAATTAACTGTCGTGTTAATTCACAGTTGTTTATTAATTATATTTGGAAACATAGTTAATAATTCAGCACGAGTAATATTCATATTCCACGATTTTTTAAATTGGTCCCATTGACCATTACTTTTTAATTTATCTTTATTGTCAAATGTTCCAGGACCATGAGCAATTATTCTACCATTTGTTTCTGAATAATATAATTCTTTTTCGACTGTACTTACAATTTCCGCAGGAATAGGAACAGTTCCCAACAACGTATTACTAAATTTAATATTTTGTTCAATGAGGTCTGTATTAATTGAAAGAAGTCCTTGTTCTATATTATTTAACTTAGAAGTATTTTCATTTAGTGATTTAAGAATCAAGTCTAATTTATTATTTAATTCGTCGTTCATTATATTTTATATGTAAATTCTTTTTAAATGATTTAATTATTTAAAATATTGTTATTATATATATGGACTATAATCGTTTTGGAAGAGGAGCATCAACAGATACTATAATTGAATTTTGTCAAAATAATAATATAAGATGTTATCGCCTAGATAATCAGAATATACAATTAAGTAGGTCAGAACTTGGACGCCAACTTCGTCTAAGTGGATTTACTTTAAATGATATATGGAATCAAGGAGAATCCCCGCAAGAACTTCGAGAACAAGCACTTCGGTCACAAGAACTTCGAGAACAAGAACGTCGAGAACAAGAACGTCGAGAACAAACACTTCGAGAACAAGAACGTCGAGAACAAGAACGTCGAGAACAAGAACCGGTTGAATCGGAAAGCGATGATGATGAGGGTACACTTCTTCAACTAAACCTTCCTGATAATTGGATGCCAGGAGGAAATTTAGATTTTGGAAAGCATTATAAAAAAAAGAACCCGCGTAAAAGCCCAGGGAGACCGCGTAAAAGCCCAGGGAGACCGCGTAAAAGCCCCGGGAGACCGCGTAAAAGCCCAGGAAGACCGCGTAAAAGCCCCGGACGACCACGTAAAAGCCCAGGAAGACCGCGTAAAAGCCCCGGACGACCACGTAAAAGCCCAGGGAGACCGGGTAAAAGCCCAGGAGGACCACGCAAAGGAGTTAATTATTCGAAAAAATATGTGAAAAGTCCAACACTGAAAACTGTTAAAAATAAAAAAAATAATATAATGGGTAAAAGATTAAGTGCACGGGCTATATATAACGAACATGGACAAAAAATGATTGGAAAAGGTTTTAATATTTTACAAACAAATGGTGAATATATTAAGAAATATCTTAGACTTAAATCAAATGGTAGTCCTTATTGGAGTACAAAATTCGGTAACGTTCCTTCACGATTTGATATAAATAATAAGAGTCCTTATTTTACAAATGAATTTGGTAATTATTCGCGCTATCCAACTCATAATTTAAATTCTGCAAGTATCACTGGATTTAATTATTCTTGTTCAAAGCCGACACTTAGCAAATTCGGTAAGACTTGTTTCGGATGAGGCTTAATGAATAAGAAGAAAAAAACACAATCTTTATTCTTTGGTAAGACTTGTTTCGGATGAGGCTTACCTAAACTGTAATCTTTTTTTGTAAAGATTTATAAATGACTTTTTTTATCTAAAACACACAGTGTGATAAAAGAATGAGGATATATAAATCATATATTTACTTAAAAATAAAAGTTAATTTAATATAATGGAAAATATAATTCAAGAACCAGAATGTGATGAAATAAAATTAGATGATGAAACTATTCAACAAAATAGAGATAATTTTAAACCAAAAGGTAAATCTAAAAAAAAAAATAAAAAGGTTCTTACAACATCGGAGAATGAATTAAAAAATAAATTAAGAAATAAAATTAACGATAAAAAAAATAATAGAAATAATACTGGTAACGGTACTAACAGTAGTAACGGTACTAACGGTAGTAACGGTACTAACGATAATAGTAATATTATTAATAATATTAATTCGGCCGATATTAGTAAATTAATGGCTAATATAAATCCAAATGAAATTATGTCTATGTTTAATAAATTTAAAGATGAACCTGAATTTACAGAATTATTAAATAAAATGAATAAATGAAATGAGTAAATAAAACGAATGAGTAATTATTTTTCTTTTAATACTGAATGTTCTCTATACATCAGTTTTGTGTTTTGAGCAAGATTCATTGTTTTTTTTATAACATTTTCAAAATGGGCTTTATATTGTTTATCGTTAAACCAAAATTCTACTCTATTAATAACTTTTCCGCCATATGAACAATCAACTATTCTAATACCGTTTAGAATATCTGAATGTTCACACGATTCTCCTATCAAGAATAACATCGCATCCTTCCATAATAAATCGATATTTTTATCATTAAATCTTTTTATACTTAATTCAAATCCATCAATATTTAATTTATCTTCCCATGCAGGATATATATCTTTACGAAAAACACTTATAGCTGACGGAGTTTGACCAGTTTTTTTTAATATTTTATTATTTATTCCATCATAAAACATTTTTGATGGTTCGGGTATATTATTATATGTTCCCCAAAAATCTGCTATATTATTTACCTCTATTAATTTTAAAGTATTGTCATTATACAATTTTCCCCCATTTTTTGCGTGAAAATAAAAAACCCAAGTATCATCAAGTTTTAAATTTTTACCTATTTCTTTTAATTCGTTCTCACTAAATGACGAATCAACCATTATATTAATAAACAAAATACTTTTAAATAATAAAATTATATATATATATAATGTTAAAATCGTGTGGAAAAAATAAGGTTATTAATCCTAAAACCGGAAGGTGCGTATTAAAAACAAACTCTGATATTACAAAATATTTACAAAAGAAAAGTCCAAAGAAAAGTCCAAAGAAAAGTCCAAAGAATAGTCCAAAGAATAGTCCAAAGAATAGTCCAAAGAAAAGTCCAAAGAAAAGTCCAAAGAAAAGTCCAAAGAAAAGTCCCGAATTAAAAAATTGCGGAAAAAACATGATTTTGAATCCTTCCACCGGGAGGTGCGTTAAAATAAATGGTATAATCGGTAGAAAATTAATCTCTTCTCCTCATATATTAATTGATAATAGAAAAGAAATAAAAGATAAAAAAAGATATCCGGGGTTAGATTTGGATACGGATTCGGATAATTATGTAAGTGTAAATGAATATTTAGCATATGTTGAATCAAAAGGTCCAAATGAAAAACAAGAAGGAAATTTTGCATTTTTTAATCAGAGAAGTTTAGGAATAACATTTTTACTAATATTAATAAAAAAACAAAATGGACCTATACACAAAATTGCGTGTATTGCACCATTTGCACCATGTATATATAAAATTTTCAGTTCCCCACCAGAATACTATTATAAAGAAGCTAATAATAATATTTGCGAAAAATCTTCTGATCCTATTCACGCATTTATTGGAGGTGGACCCACGAATAATTATTCATCTATTATTATTATAAATGCACCAATTAAACATTCGTTCGGAATACATAATATGCATATAATAATACCACCGAATTTCAAAGATAAACTTAATATATGTGGAAACAACAACAAAGATATGGTTATATGTGATTTAACTTTACTTACCACTGATGATTTTTCTGCAACTAGTCATGCAAATGTGTTAATATTTGATTTAAATAGAAGAATAATTGAAAGATTTGATCCTCATGGGGGCAGTGTTTATGAAACAACTATGAATAATGTTAAATTTGGGAAAGAAGTACAATCGGATGCCTTATTTGATCAAGAAGTGATCGATTCTTCTCTTAGTAAAAAATTTAAACAAATTCTGCCAGAATTTGAATATTTGGGAACGAATGAAACATGTCCATATTTGGGACCACAAATAAAAACAGATGCATTTGGTGGATTATGTGTAACTTGGTCTGCTATGTATATGGTTCTTAGACTTTTAAATCCTCAATTAAGTCCAGTGGAGATAACAAAAAGAATGATAGCTGGATCTCGGGAAGAATTATTAACTAAAATATTAAGGTTTCAAAGATTTGCGATAGATACACTAAGAAATTATAAAGGTGATATCCGTAAATTGAAAGTAAATAAAAGTAAATAAAAGTAAATAAAAGTAAATAAAAGTAAATAAAAGTAAATAAAAGTAAATAAAGTAAATAAAAGTCACTAAGCATTATACAACAGATTGTTAATTTAGTCTTTAAAATTAACACTCGTTCCACAACCACACGAGCTCGCGATTTTATCATTCTTAAAATCAAATCTGGTTCCCATAATATCTTCTTTATAATCAATTGTTGTACCAATTATAAACATTAGACTTTTATTACATTATTACTAAATTACTAAATTACTATTATTTTTACTTTACTTACTTTACTTTATTTTTACTTTTATAATCATTTATCGCACTTTTAATTGCGTCTTCGGCTAACATAGAACAATGTAATTTGACTGGGGGTAAATTTAATTCTTTTGAAATATTCATATTTGTAACATTATTCGCTTCATCTAAATGCATATTTTTAATAAGTTCAGTTGAATATGATGAACTCGCAATGGCGGAACCACACCCAAACGTTTTAAAACAAGTATCTGTTATTATTCCTGTGTTTTTATCAACTTTAATTTGAAGTTTCATTACGTCTCCACAATTTTTAATAATTAGTCCAGATTGTATACAATCCGTGTGTTTTGTTATAATCGCATAATTATTATTTTCCTCTACCTGTAAATCATAACAATCATATTCTTTATATAAATTTTCGATTTTAATGATTTTAACTTCATTACATGATTCACACATTTCTGACTGCGGGTTTTTTTTAAAAGGTATAATAGAATCTTTCTTATTTATGTCGTTAATTTCGATATATTTATTATTTTTTAATAATAATTTATGATCCGGTGTACAAATTAAATAACTATTATCGTTAAAAGTTATTTTTTTCATATTTTTTTTATAATTCTGTTTTATAACTTTCGCATTTTTTATTTCATATTTATTTTTATTTAAATTATAACTCCACACTTTTATAATTTTATCTTCATTATATAATTTTTCTATTGGAACAATACTTCTACCATCGGCAATCGCAATTAAAGTATCTCCCCGAATACATGCTGGTGCTCCAATTAATGCGCTACCAACATTCGGGTCATTTTTATCAAATGTTCCAATATTTTTTGGATTTTCATAATGATTAATCACTTTTTCGTGATACAATCGAACCGGTATTTTTATATATTTAAGTTTAGATAACATATATTAAATTAAATATATTATTATAATGGAAAATAATACACATTTTAATTTAATATATGAACCAATCGATATTAACAAATATTATAATTTAGCTCTTAGTCCAGAATGTGGCGCAGTTTCAATGTTTAGTGGTATAACAAGAAATTACTTCGAGAATAAGACTGTAATTAAATTAAGTTATGAAGCATATGAAGAAATGGTATACTCGGAGCTTAAAAAAATTGAAGATTATATTAGAACAACATTTAATGTTTGTAAAATTATATTTATTCATCGTCTCGGAGAAGTAAAAGTATCTGAGAGTAGTATATTAATTATAATTTCATCAAATCATAGAGTAGATTCATTGAAAGCAGTTGAATATGGAATTAATAAATTAAAAGAATTAATTCCTATATGGAAAAAAGAAACTTATTCAGAAGATTCTGGGGGAGACAGCGAATGGAAAGAAAATAAAGAATTCTTACATTCTAAATAACAATATTTATTATTCTATTCTTAATTGTATTACAATTATCAATAGATAATTGTATCATACTTATAAATATACCAAAGATTGTTCCTACAAATGTATTAGTTGACATCTGTATTGCTGCTGTTATTAATGTAATATCGTTGTGTGAATTTAAAAGACCCTTTGAAGCTAATTCTGTTCCACTAAAAAACAATAAAATACCAAGTATAAAATCTGGAAATGAAGAAAGTATAATAATTAAAATATTACCCAAAGCTAAACTTAAAATTACTTTGTTTATTCCTAAAAATAATATACTGAAACCATTTCTTGCTCCAAATTTATATTGTCCCGCGAGACCCCCTGCTCCATGACATACAGGTAAACCACCAAGAGGACATATTATTAAATTCATTAATCCAACACTTATAGAGACACTACGTTTTGAAACTTTTTTATTTTCTGGAAATAAATTATTACTTAATGCACACACTGATATAACACTATTTAAAATTGTTAACGGAATTTGTGGTAATGCACCATTTATAAATCCATAATACCAATCTTCTTTTGTTACCCCTTTTAATATTGTAACATCAATTGGAATAATAAATACGTATTCAATATTCGAATAATCTAAAATACTTAATGAATATACTGAACCAATAATAACCAATAAAAGAGCGGAGGGAAATTTATATAAATTAAATGATATAAATGTGAATATACATAATATTATTCCAATTATTTTTTCTATCAAGTACTCCGACGAATTAATATAATCAATTCCTTTTATAGACATATTTAATCCTAGACCGAGTTGTATACCACTTACAACTGATTGAGATATCAATTTATTTAATACATCAATCGTTTTTGTTAATCCTAATAATAATAATATTCCCCCAACTAAAATACCCGATGTTATTATTTGTTCTTTTGTTAAATTGTTTTCAGTTATAGCAACAGACGCTATGGATTTCATCGGTTGAACCGGCATAGGAATATCCCAAATAACCGAAGTAAATACATTTAATATACCGGAAAAAAACATTGTTGTATTAATATTAATCAAATTTAATTTAGCTAATGCAATAACTAATGGTAGATATGTTCCAAGATCACCCAAACTTCCAGATAATTCATTTAAAGTGATTTTCATTATCACTTTAACTAATTTATTACTTTAAATAAAGTACCACACATTTTTTTTACCACTTTGTCTTAATTTATTAACAAGTAGTCTTGATTTTATTTTATTTTCACAATTAAAAATTAAATCATCTATTTCATAATTATATTTTTCAAATAAATTTTCTAATGAATCTAAATTATCTAAATATATAACATTTTCTTTAATACTTGTAGAATAATTAAATTTAATAGAACATTTTGGAGAATATATATTTAATTTTGAATAATTATTTATATTTATAATTGCGGTCGGACTACACACTAAACAGTTAACATTTTTTGGAACAGTTACATTATAAAATCCTTGTATTATATCATAATTTAATAATTTATTAGTTAATTTGGCTTCATATTTACATATGTGTTTTATTACTTCCACGCATAATAAATTTCCAATTATGCCCGGAATAACGCCGAGTACACCAGTTGATTCACACGTCTCATTTATTTTATTCGAATATAAACATCTTAAACACGGACTGGTATTATTATAATTAAAAATACCCACCTGTCCTGATGTACCAATAGATGAACCAAAAAAATATGGTTTATTTAAAATCACACACGCGTCATTTATTAATTGTCTTGTAAATATATTATCTGTGCAGTCAATAATAATTTGATAATTCTTTAATATTCCGAGACTATTGGTATTAGTTAATTTAATATCATGTTCTGTAATATTAATATTATTCTTTCTTTTTTTACAAAAATCCTTAGCTGATTGTGTCTTACTTTTACCTATGCATTCTTCTGTATATATTAATTGTCTATGTAAATTTGAAATGTCAACTCGGTCATAATCAAGTATTCCAATTGTTCCTATTCCCATTGATGATAAATACATAAGGGTGGGACAACCAATTCCGCCAAGTCCTATTATAATAACACTACTGTTATTTAAGTTATGTTGACAGTTTTCTCCGAAATTTGGTAATATAATCTGTTTTTGATAACGTTCATAATCCATTTAATTTAAATTGATATTCGTTTTAAGTAAATTAAAGATTACTGCTTTACCATTACTATTGAGATGAGATAATATTCGTTTTAAGTAATCTTTAATTTACTTAAAACGAATATCAATTTAAAAATAATGTTATCTCATGCCAATAGTAATGGTAAAGCCGTAATGGTGAATATTACAAATAAACTTCCAACACTTCGAATCGCCATTGCCGAAGCTACAATTAAAGTGCCAAGTATAGTATATGATTCTGTTAAAGATAATAATAATAAAAAAGGTGATATTGTTGCCGTTTCCAGGTTAGCTGGTATAATGGCATCAAAAAAAACATATGATTTAATTCCATTATGTCATCAAATTAATTTAGATTCAACACAGATTGATATACATTCAAACTATATGAATGAATTTATAATTAGGTCAACAGTTAAGGCTTCATATAAAACCGGGGTAGAAATGGAAGCATTAACCGCCGTAACCGTGGCATCATTGACATTTTATGATATGTGTAAAGCTTTATCACACGATATTATTATTAGTAATATTAAATTACTTAATAAATCCGGAGGTAAGTCCGGTGGGTAAATTGTAATTAGAAGTAAATAAAAATAAATAAAAAATAAATAATTCTTATTAATAACATGTCGTTAGAAGAACTCGCATATAAAGCATTACCTATATCTATTAGACGTTATATAATGACTAATCCTGAAAAATATCCAGAATATTCACAAGTTCTATTGAATAAACGTAGTGATATATTAAAAAAAAATAAAAATAAGATTAATTTGGACCCAACTGAAATAAAATTAATGTTAACAATAGTAAGAATATATAATCATATTAAAGAAAAACCACCAATTGGAAATAGACATTCACACACATCAAATTCGTGGAATCAATATCATCCAGATTTTAAAAATTTAGATGATATTGATTATGACGAATATCAAGACACATGGACGAAATCATTTTGGTTAGTATATTATACTTATTCAATATCATATAATAATTATTATAATTTAAAAGATGGAATTCAAGAAAAAGAATATACGTTATATTATAATCGTAAGAAAGATGATTTTTCGAGGTATATTTATACACAATATAAATATTTAAATCAAAATGTTTCATTAGGAAAATTTCAATTATGGGGATACTAAATTAAATACATTAAGTAAACATTTCTAATAAATCCATTAAATTTTCTTTATTTTGAATAGTATCACCATCACAAACAAATTTATATTTATACCATAATTGCGGATAAGTCGGGCATTTTTTCTTTAATTTTTCTCTTACGTCTTCATTTTTTAAAACATCAAACGTATTATATTTAATCTCTAATGAATTTAATTTATTTACAGCATTTTTACTATATTTACACTTAGGTTCTTTTTTTGTTCCTTTCATATAAAGAATGAACCCATATTCAGGAATATCTTCTTTGCTACAACAGTCCCCAGATTTACATTCTTCCGGATTACACGGTGGATTACCAGGAGTCTTACAACACTCTGACTCTGGTTTACTCTGACAACACTTCCCGGATTCGCACTCTGACTTCGGTTTACTCTCAGACTCCGAACCTTTTTCGCAATCTGAGCTTTTGGGTTTACTTTGACAACACTCCGAGCCTTTTTCGCAATCTGAGCTTTTGGGTTTACTTTGACAACACTCTGAGCCTTTTTCGCAATCTGAGCTTTTGGGTTTACTTTGACAACACTCTGAGCCTTTTTCGCAATCTGAGCTTTTGGGTTTACTTTGACAACACTCCGAGCCTTTTTCGCACACAGACTTAGACTCGACTGGGTTTTCAATCTTTTCAATATTATGTTCTTTAATTGAATGTTTTTCAATTAATTCTTCGATTTCATTTAAATTATCAATTAGGTATATGATTCCAGAATAAAAATTTTCATTAATACATAAATGTATAGTTTTATTTTTAATTTCTAAATGATTCTCACCATTTTTAATAATTAATTGTGTGTTAATATTACTATTTACAAAATAACATTTATTAAAAATGTACTTTATAAATGTTCTTTGATAATTATTTAAATTCGTATTATTAATAATCAACATTTTATCAAATTTGGGTATTTTTAAATTTAAATTCGAACTGTTTTTTAAAAAATTTAAATTACTTATCGGTAATATTTCATAAGTAAATTGATTAAATAAAGAATTATCTTCAAAAATTTTAGAATAATTTTCATATTCTTGTTTTAAAATTAAATATTCTCTTAATTCTTCAATATAACAATTATTTTTCTTAATACCTTTGATTACATATGAACATTTATCAAATAATTCGTTATTAAATACAATCAAATATTTAATAAAGTGATTATTTTTATCTGTAATAAAATTAGAAGTTATAATTAATTTATTTTCGTTGTCAAAACGTTTTTTAATAATTAATATTTCTTTATTAATTATTAATTGATTATTTATAAATTCTAAATTATACTCACGAGTATAATCATTATTTATGCCAATTAAATCCATTTAATATTAAAAATGATTTTAAAATTAATGTACTTAACGTACTTAATGTACTTAACGTACTTAATGTACTTAACGTACTTAATTATTAACTAAATATTCTAAGACATCATTTGGTACCGATGTATGTTTTCGAATTTTATCTACTGAAACCTGGAAAAGATCATCCATATAACTACATCTACTTCGGTTAGATACTTCAGTATCAGTAGCATAAGGATTAGTTAAACCCGAACCAGTTAAATTACTAGTTACGGATTCTCTGAAATTACGAACACAGTCTCTCAAAGATGACCCCATCGCCCCAGCACATGTTGGAGTACAAATTTCCGCGACACCTTTAAAGTATGGTGTTCCGGCGACATACGCGTTATTAACATTTAATAACGCGGCATTAAACATCTCTGGGGTATTTTTTGCGATAGGAATTTTATATCCCCAAAATCCTTGTCTTAAACTTTTGCCTGATTTTAACATTTCGGATGAATCTTCAGAAGTTACATATCCAGAACCCATATGAAATCCACCTTCCATTTGATTAATATCAGTAAGTCCATTAATAGACCGATCAGTATTTGCGATTAATTCTGTTCTAATATTTTTCCATTCTCCAGTTAAAACATCAATTTCGGTTAATATCAAGGCCATATTATATACATTCGCAGCCTCAAAACCCGTAAGACTTGAACCGTACTCAACGTACCAATGAGGATCCTGAATAGTTCTGCCAACAACATCGCAAGTAGTTATTTTTGCTCCGAATAATGAACCACTCATTGAACCATTATATACTTTATTCGGTTTACCACATTCATTATTAGGCTCCAATGGTAAAAGTTTGGTTCCTCCGAGACTATGACCGAACAATTGTCCCCCTCCACCAGATGGAACCGGAAATCCCGCAGCAGCAAATACTCCGGTAACTTGATTATTCGCTAAGCACGCCATCCCAAAACTATGTGACGGACCACCGGCATCAGTATCAATTATAGCGGAGCCTAAATATGTACATATCATAGGCCATCTATTCATCATATGTTCTTTTGTAATTTCAGTAATATAAGTTGGACGAGTTGAATCAACTAAATCTTTGTAATAATCTAAATCATATGAATAAACTCCTCCTTGTACTGCTTGTCCACCACCTACCGCGTATTCAAAATCAAGTGTTCTAATAATTAATTCACGGTGTAAATCCGGAGCAGGATTCGTTGTTAAATCTCCAGGATTCGTATTTAATGCCGAAGGATTTGTGGCAGTAGTAAATAATGTTACACCTCTTAATGATTTATTTGGGAAGGCCGAATTATATAACATCATTAAGTCAGACCCAGATACTGTTTTTAAATCAATTATATCACCATTATTTAAAACTGTGCCGGTACTTAATGTTATTTTTGCGGAGGTCGGGACACCGGCGGTAAGTTCTGGACAAGTTACGGTATAATTTCTTGCTGGAGATGCAGCAGAATAATAATAATGAACTGGATATCTGGATAACATCGCTTCTAATAATTTATTACCCCCGTTCATAGCGGCTCTTGTGTTTTGAATCGCGGTCACAGAACCGGCATGTCCTAGAGATCCGGACCCCGCAGAACTATTTGTAGATACATAATTAATAACACTAGGATCTAATTTTAAACAATCTGCTAAAGCTGAAACACCTTTTAAAAATGAACCAGTTCCATGATCAACTAAGAGACAATCATAATTTATCTTAAATGAATTTAGATCAATATGTAATTTAACTGAAAAATTACTATTAAACGGATTCAGAACTTTATACGCAAATGGAACAAGTGACATACCCCGCTTTTTAAATTTATTTACTGAATTATAATCTTCAACGTGATCTGTGTAGTATTTACCAAATGCGGTCTTTATACTTTCTAAGTCTGTTATAGAATCAGTATAATTTGTAGTACCATTATCTGGGTATCTTTTATTCTGTAAATTTTTTAGAATAGATACTTGTAATTCTTTCCATACGTTTTCATTTAAGTTTGCTACAGTATTTGGAAATCCAGGATTACTAGTAAATAAATTACCAGAATCTGTGGGTGGATAACCTGGGGCTAAACGATCTTCTACCTGCGTTACGTGATTTAATATCAATTTCCAGTGTGGTATTTCAAGTAAAGCCGAGCCCTTTGAATAGATTGAATGTAATAATGCACATCCTTCTGTTTGTCCGAATCCTCTCTGAGCTTGTGTTTCACCGATATTTGATTGAATGAGTGTATTACGACTGGCATAATTATCAATCTTATTCCAGAGTGTTAATCCGTCTGATATTGTTGTTGCCGCAATACCGCCTAGCGTAGAATTTATATTTTGTATAGTGTATGTATCATTTGCTAAGTGTGTAATCTTATTAGTCGTTTTATCAACTGACATTACTGACAAATTATTCATCATATATCTTCCTAAAAAGAATCCTTCACCATTTTCCCAAAATTCCATATACTTAACCGGCTCTTCTGTTAATAATACTGTTAATATTGCTCCTTCTAATCTCGCCGCAACTGAATACCAATATTTATAACCAAAACTTCCACCAGATGACATCTGCGACCAATCTAATAAGAATCCTTCTTTATCACTATTAACATAATTACCATTTACGTCAAACATTTTAACAGAATATTTCGGGTCTAAATTTTTTAATACTTCGCAAACTGCAGAAAATACGAGTGTATCTTGGGAACCGATATATAATTTTAATTCTGTTCCCGAAGTATACATAAGAGTAAACGACACTCCTTCCATAGGAGTTACATGTTGTGAATTACTTTTTAGTGTACCAGAATAATCGGCAGTGGTATCATACCAGTTATCATAATTTTCCGTCATCCATCCATTAGCCTCACCGGAAATAACTTGACCAGACCCGGTTCCCGAATTATATCCACCCCCGAGAGTATCTACAAAATCGCCGGATGCCCAAAATGGACATTTTTTATCATTTTCAGAATTTGGAACTAAGTCGGTTGACCCATTTGTGTCTCCTACAGTATAAGTATTCGGGAATGTGTCTCCCAACCATACATCTCCTCTTTCTGTATTTATATATTTTGAATAATTTTCATTATTTGGTGTATCTTTTGAGATTCCAGTGTATCTACCATATTGTTTTGAAAATCTGCTAGTGTTTTCTCTATTTAATGTATTCGAATCATTTAGTATATCATTCGGTTTAAATTCATTATTCTCATTAACTAATTCTAAATCCGGCGTTTCTGGAATATGAATTAAATGATCGGATAATTTACGTGCCATTTCTCGGGATAATTCAATATTATCAGTTAATATACATCCAATTAAATCAGAATATTTCAAAATTTTATTATCAAATAAACCTTTTGATGTATTTACAGGCCCAACATCTGTGAAATTTGTCATTGGTCCCCATGAATTAAATAATGGTTGAAAGTTATTAAATGTGTTAATAATCTCAACACCATTATCTGAAAATCCCTGAAGTCTTGTCGGATTTGGATTATCAGACTTCGTATAAGAACCGAATGTTTCAGTGAACCAGTTGTCATTCACTAATACACATATAACACCTTTAGTATTTCGAACTTCTTCTAATAATTTTTTATTGTGTTCTGAATTATAATCAGTTGTTCCTTTTGTTATATTTGATACAATAAATTCAATTCTCCGATCAAAACTTGTGGAAACTTCGGTAGCATATGCTTCTTTTCCTTGAACTTTAAAAAAACTCTTTTTTTGTAACGGACCCAATTTACCAACAGCGTCAAATTTTGTACCAATTGTTGTAATATCAGGTAACTGATCCCGAGTGGGGATTTGTTGTAATTTAGAACCTTCTTTAATCATTTTATGTTTATCAGCTTTACCGTTAAGTGTCCACACTGAATAATCATCTTCTGTATTTAAAACTGTTCCTGAGTTGTATGTTTGAGAACCAATCGATGTAATCTTATCTTTTAAATCATAATCTAAGCCAGCGTAAAATTTAACTATAAATCCTTTAATAATATTACGAACAGGCTCAACAGACGATTCTTTATTTAACAGTTCGAATTCATCCTTAATATCTAATAGATTTACTTCTCTAAGTGCTTCAGATAGTGACTCTACATTAGATATATATTGTAATCCGGTGTCATTTACGGCACCAACTGTAATCGTAGAGACGCCATTCAATTTTGTACAGCAAACATTTCCAAATGCTTGGGCGTGAGCTGGGCGTTTAGCACTTCTACTGATTTTAAATTCTTCTCCTAATCTTAATTGAGGTATTTCAACACCTACAACTAATATTGAATTTCCGTGTAAATCCATATCAAGTTTTAATTCAGAATATGTACCGAAGTTTATAGATTTGGACTGATTCTCGTAAATATAATAGTTAAATACAGCATTAGATCCGGAAAGTATAGTTGCCCAATCTCCTCTAAATCCATTTTTCATAGTCATTATAGCTGATGACACACAACCTGAATTATTTCTAACAGATTCGGATGCAATAGGTTCTAGACCATTCGAGATTTCTTTATATTTAAGGTCAGACGAATTCGATAAGGTCTCTTTGAATTCTGTTTGAGTAACAGCTGCACCGAATATATAATTTCCCGAATTTAATAAAGTAACTGTGTGTAATTCTTTTACGTGTTCTAATGAAATTAAATGATCAAAAGTTAAAGAATATTCTTCATAACCGGGTATACCAAATGAATTTCGATTTGATGTAATTAATAATTTATCCTTATCCGTTGTGTACATTAATTGATCAAATTCGTCCAATGATGTTGGTACACTATATGTATATCCACCAGATATATCAGAGTTATAACTTACATTTTTATATTCAAAATCATCAAGATACTTTTTTACTACAACAGAGTTCGTATTATTTAAATTAAATGTATTCAAATTATAAGTCGGTAAACCATCAATTCCACCGACATTCCATTTTTCTTTTAATTCATCGTACTGTTTAGTATATAAATCAACATTCACATCACCAATTATAGTCTCTTTTAATACATTGTTATTACCTTCTACCACCGCTATTAATAATGTTTTATATGCCTCGATGATTGGTCTGTAACCGGTACATCTACATAAATTACCAGATAAATCATTTTCTACTGTATGAAAAGTTGGTAAATTAGATGGATCTTGTAGATTAGAATACATTGTCATAATTTGACCTGGTGTACAATAACCACACTGTAAGGCATTAATAACGTAAAAATGTTCCTGAATTGGATGTAATTTACCGAAGTTTTCATACTCCACAGAATTTAATCCTTCTAAGGTTGTAATTGATACACCATTACAATCTACAATTCTTAATAAACATGAATTAATGTTTTCATTTTTATAATTTTCACCACTTTTAGATGACATCATAACCATACAGTTACCACAAAATCCTTGATTACAATTTGGTTTTGTCGCATATAAATTTAAAGTATCTGTTAAATAATATAAAAGTCTGTCACTCGCGTCTGGATTAATAATTGTTACTTCTTTACCATTTAATAAAAATGATACTGATTCTGATTCTAATTTATTTTTGCATTCTTCAAGTTTGACTTCGGTCTCTTCAAGTTTGACTTCGGTCTCTTCAAGTTTGACTTCGGTATCTTCAAGTTTGACTTCGGTCTCTTCAAGTTTGACTTCTAATTCTCCTTCTACATAGTCAATTTCAGTTTGTAATTGCATAATTCTTGAATATACATCCTTCTGCGTTTTTGAAGATGATCCCATCTATAATTATATTATTTTTTTTAATTTGGTTTTTTAATTTGGTTTTTTAATTTAATTTGGTCTATTTGAATCTGTAATTTCATTAAAGATAGGTACACATCTTGTTTTATACTTGCCGCTGTAAATTGTAACATCCTATTATTAATAATGATTTTATTTTCAAAATTAATTTTTGAAAATAAAATACGTATAACTATATAAAAATAAATAAAAATCATTTAATAAATGAATCATCTTTATTTTGATAATGCAAGTTCTATTCTTTATTCAAAAGAATTACTCGGTGATTTAATTAAGGACACAAATAGTTATTCAAATCCACACAGTTTAAGTAAATCCAGTAAATTAACAACATCTAAAATGAATAATGTACGAAGTAAGATATTAAAATATGTTAATGCGGACGAAGATAAATATACGTGTATATTTACGGGTGGAACAACCGATTCCTTGAAAAAAATTGGTGAATATTTTACTTGGAATAATAACACAAATTATATTTATACTATTGATAATCATACAAGTGTTGTTGGAATTCGAGAATATGCTTTAAATAAAGGGTCAAACGTTACAATTATAGATTTTAATAATGATAATGAAATAAATAAAATAAATGAATTAAGTATACTATTTCGACCTGAATGTAAAAATAACTTAGGTGATAAAATTAATTTATTTGCGATGCCGGCAGAAAGTAATTTTTCAGGAAAAATATATTCAAGAGATTATTTTAATTTAATAAAAAAAAAATATGGAAATACTATATTTTTATACGATACAGCAAAATATATTTCAAGTCATAATTTAGACCTATCTGATAATTTAATAGATTTTTGTGTCATATCATTTTATAAAATTTTTGGATATCCGACTGGTTTAGGTGCATTAATTGTTAAAAAAGATAGTATTAAATATCTGAATAAATCATATTTTGGGGGAGGAACAGTGAGTACTTCATCGTCCGAATATGATTATGTTATCGCAAATGATGTTTTTTATGAATGGATGGAAGATGGTAGTCCTAATTATTTAAGTATAATTAGTTTAGAAAATCGATTACAAATTAAAGTAAATTCTGAATATATTTCAAAATTAACATATTATTTTTATGAAAATATAAAAGACTACACATATTCAAATGGACAAAAAGTATTTAAAATATACGAATGTAAATTAAATTATACTTTTAAAGAATTCTGTAAAAATCATGGAAGTATTATAACATTTAATTTATTAAAAGAAAATGGGGAATATATTGGTTATAAAGAATTTGAAGAAATATGTGTATTAAATAATATATCAATTAGAACAGGGTGTTTATGCAATATCGGTGCATGTCATAAATATTTAAACATTTCATTTAATGAAATGAAACAAAATTTTATGGATGGGCACACTTGTTCAAATAATAAAGATATTATTAACGGAAATCCCACTGGTGCAATACGAGTATCATTTGGTTTAATAAATACAATTGATGAAATAAATATATTTCTTAAATTTATAAATGAAAATTTTTTGAGTATAAATGAAAATTTTTTGAGTATAAATGAAAATTTTTTGAGTATAAATGAAAATTTCGGTTGTAATAAAATAACAATCACGGAATTAAATATATATCCAATTAAATCTTGCCAAAAACAATCTGTCCAAAAATGGAAAACAACTGAATATGGATTATTATATGATCGAGAATGGAGTATAATAGATTCTAATAATAAAATAATTAGATTAAAAAAATGTGCAAACTTAATCCATTTAATTCCATATATAAATTTATCTGAAAATCAATTAATAATTAAATATAAAAATACAAGTATAACTATTGATATTAATAATACACCAAAAGAATGGTTTTACTCTGGATATATTTATAATAATAATATAAATAAATGGCTAAGTGATTGTTTAGATATAAGTTGTAAATTGATTAGAAGTAAACCGGATGCGTCATTTACAAATGATGGAGAATTATTATTAATAAATGAATTAAGTGTTTTAGATTTAAATAATCGTACAAATATGAATTATTCAATTGATATATTTAGACCAAATGTGGTTATAAATGGTATAAAAGAATATTCAGAAGATACAATATTAAGTATTGAAAATATAAATAGTAAATTTATATTTAAAAATAAATGTAAAAGATGTAATATGATAAATGTTGATGAAATAACCGGAAATGTAGATAGTTCAGAACCATTATTAACATTATCTAAATATAGAAGAACCAACGGTAATATATATTTTGGTATTATAATGAGCATAGAATATTCGACTGAATTGAAAATTGGTGATACATTTAAAATTACCCACCAATTGTAATCATAGGACGATTTTTCATTTTTTGAATATTTAACATTCCTCCGTGTTTTTCTTTTTTATCTATAATAGCTCCATTAATTAAATTAAGTAATTCAGAGTCATTCATCCTCTCTCTCATCGCGTCACGTAAACTCAGAACGTGGAATACAAACATTTTATAAACTTAATTACCCAATGCTAACAAGTATCAGTTTTGCTCATATTTGGTTATTCGGATTTTATATTTATAATCCAATAATGAACTTCTTACAACACTCCATTTTATATCCCTATTGGTCTGACCATTTCATAACTTGATATCGGCGACCGTTATAATGACAACGACTCCTCCAGACGTTTCATACATATTGGCCATTCATTCTATCAGCTTTTTCAAAAAGCATATACATCATTACCATAGTGTAAGTCAAAATGTTGTAAAAATGCTGCTTGGTTTCTATATGTATAAATAAAAAACTCTTGATAATTATCAGTAGTTAATTGTGCTTTATTACATACATTTAACTCATTCTTAGAAAAATATAAAAACTGTTTTGTTCCTACATTTTGTATACTATAACCCAATAATGAAGTTCTTACAACCTTCCATAGTATATTCCCCAAAGGTCCGGAAAGTTCATCCTTTTTTAAAGTCCACCAGTCTACTTTTTTATCAGACTCTGTATACTTTAAATAATATTTACTACTTCCTTGGACCCAAAAAATCGTCCATAGATATGGGTCATCTTCTATGGCAGCAATTTTTTCAAAATTAAAAGTTTGTGCACGCGCTGGTGTTATCAATTTTTGTATCATTCTATTTTGACTCACATCCGTTAAAGTCGGTGAAGCTTTATTATACGTATGTACCACGAATTCCAACTGACCTCCTGGAATTACTGGTGGATTTAAGATTATTGAAGCAGTTGTTTTTTTCAGTTGGTTTTGTGATGCCGTTACTATATCACGAATATCTGTACCTCGAACGATCCAATCATTAAGGTTAGTTGATGTTCCTGTATTTAAAATACTCACTAAACTTCCCAAAGTTGGATCTACATCTTCTGCTTCTTTTTTAATTAAATTTTTAAGATAATCTGTACCTACTTTCTCTATAGATTTCGTAATCGCTTTTTTAATGGCTGCTTCTACCGCATCTTGTGCAACTCTTCGACCAATTTGATCAGTCATGCCTTCTACAAAATCAATAATACCATCTTCAGCAATATTCTCAATTGCTGTACTCAGTCCCTCTGCCGCAAGATTTATTGCTCCTTCAACTCCAACTTCAACTATTGTATCAATCATTGTTCCAACAATAGGGCCTGCAACTGCATCAACTGTTGCAGAAACGATTGCACCAACGGCACCGCCTGCTTGAGCCGCGGCAGTTGTGACTGCTTCACTTATAATTCCTGGAATTGCACTTTCTAATGCTTCACCTCCGGCAACAAGAGCTGTAGCCATAGCGTCTGTCGCGACTGTGGCCGCTGTGACTGCTACCTCGGCTACAGCTGATACTAAAACTCCACCAGCTACGGCGGCGGCTTCTGCAGCTATTGCAGCAGCAGCTATTGTGGCTCCAGCTGCTGCGGAGGCGGCTTCTGTAGCTACAGCTACTGCCGCACCAATTATAGCGAACATTCCAGGAAACCATAAATAAATATTCACAGTCCAACTAAACATCATGAAATTTTGTCTTGGAATATTTATTTTATATTGTGATGAACCATTTGTATTTGATATTTTATATGCAGGAAATGTATGATAATGAGGGTCTCTTGAATTATAAGAATCGTGTTTTGTTTGATTATTTTTTATTATACCATCATCATTTACATAAAATACCATTTTGACAGAATTATCAACAAAATCAATATGATATATTGTACATGGTAACATTATTTTTTCGTAGTTTTCATTAATAAAAATAAATGTCATATTATATCTACTACCATCATTTGATTTATTATCAACTGTTGAAGGTAAATTTTCATTTTCTATTGAATCTATATTAAAATTTCTTCCATGTATTTTAAAACCATTAATAATTTTTGTGAATAATTGTTTTGTATCAAAAATATCATAAAAGTTTCCATGTTTACTATTTATAACAGCTGGTGCTATATGAGATATTTCGTCAAATGTGAAATCTAATTCATAATATATTAAATTATCTTCTTCTTTTAAATATTTAACAACTTTAGAATTTTGTCCAATTATTGTATAATGAATTAATGCGCTTGCGTCTTCTTTATTATCATCCTCCTCATCCTGTTTTAACTTGTTAACTTGTAACTTGTTAACTTGTAACTTGTTAACTTGTAACTTGTTAACTTGTAACTTGTTAAAATTCATATCACTTAATAAACTTCTTGATGCCATTTATTATATTACAATATTTTAAATTATAAAATATAATAAATGTTAATTAAATAACAGGAAATATAGATAGTTCAGAACCATTATTAACATTATCTAAATATAGAAGAACAAAAGGTAATATATATTTTGGTATTATAATGAACATAGAATATTCGACTGAATTAAAAATTGGTGATACATTTAAAATTACCCGCCAATTGTAATCATAGGACGATTTTTCATTTTTTGAATATTTAACATTCCTCCGTGTTTTTCTTTTTTATCTATTATAGATCCATTAATTAAATTAAGTAATTCAGAGTCATTCATACCCTCTCTCATTGCGTCACGTAAACTTATTTCTTTTTGTCCAAATAAACAAACCTTATAATTCCCGTCTGCTAATAATCTTGTCCGATTACATCCGCCGCAAAATTGACTAGTCATAGAAGTTATAAAAGATACTGAACCGACATGTCCCGGCAATTTATAATTTTTAGCGGTTTCCGTAAAATGGTCATTTTCTCTTTTAAGTTCTCCAAATTCCTTAGTTATTATATCTCTCATTTCGAAAAATGATACTAACTTTTTTGTATTCCAATTATTATCATCAAATGGCATATATTCAATAAAACGAATATTTATTGGTTTATCTTTTGTTAATTTAACAAAATCTACAATTTCATCATCATTTTTATTTTTCATAACAACACAATTAACTTTTACTGGATTATAACCCAATTCAAGAGCTTTATTAATAGATTTCATTACTAAATTGTGCCCTTTTCTTCTTGTAAAAAATTCAAACTTATCTGGAACAAGTGTATCTAAACTTATATTTAAAGAATCAAGTCCAGCATCCTGTAATTTTGGCAACATTCTACCTAAACTAATTCCATTTGTTGTCATAGCTAAATTCTTTATATTTTTATTTTCTTTAATTCCTTTACATATTTCAAGTATATCTTTTCTTACAGTTGGTTCACCACCCGTTAAACGTATTTTTTCTACCCCAGCTTTAGAAAAAATATCTACAAGTCTAAGTAATTCATCGGTTTTTAATAATTTATCATTATGTGTTAAATCGATTCCCTTCTCTGGCATACAATATAAGCATCTTAAATTACATCTTTCAGTTAAAGATATACGTAAATAATTATGACGTCTTCCAAATGTATCAGTTAAATTTTTTAATTTAGACATTTTTATATATAATTTGTTTTTTTTTTGGTATTCTATACGTTAAAATTAAAATAAAGTAAAGTAAATTAAAATAATACTTTATAATATAATATAATGAATAATAAGACATTCATAATAAGTGGTACTGGGGCGGGTTTATTAGAACATTATGTTGGTCTTATGCCCCGTTCTATATTAGATCATTATCAATCTGATACAAAATATTTTAAATCATATGGAAATACATTTTCTAAAATATATTCAGATCGTGGAATACAAACATTTTATAAACTCAATTACCCAATGCTAACAAGTATCAGTTTTGCTCATATTTGGTTATTCGGATTTTATGAATTACATAAAAAAAGTGATTCTACCATTAATTCTGTATTTTATAGTTCAATCGCCAAAATTGGGCACGATGTTATAATGATTCCGGGAGATACAATCCGGATGATAAATAATGTGTCTGGAAATACTACAAATAATATAATTAAAAATATTTATTTAAAAAATGGTTTAACTGGATTTTTTAAATCATCCCCGATTACGCTATTAATGAATATGCCGGTCGGTTTAACTGAATTTATAACAATGAAATATTTAATGAATAAATATGATAATAGTACAATTAATATATATATATTTGGAGGAATCGCTGGTATATTATCATCTATAATAAGTAATCCATTAGATATTATAAAAACAAATATACAATTACAGGGTTTTAAAAATCAATATTCGAATAAACTATATCATAATTATGATTCGATGTATTGTCTTTGTAAAAATACTTATCGTAAAAATGGACTTATCGGGCTTTTTAGAGGATCGATGTTACGTTCATTTCAAACATCATTATGTTTTGGAACATATGAATTAATTAATAATAAGTTACTTAATAGTAAATTACTTAAACAATAAGAAACTTAAATAACTTAAATGGAATTAACAGAAGTAAAAAAAATATTAATTGAAAATTTAGTTCAAAATGATGATATTATACAAATTAATGTTATCAATTCATTAAATTATTATTTACAAGAAGACGTTATATCACCAGTGAATGTTCCAAATAACAGAATCTCGATGAGAGATGGTTATGCGTTTAAGAATATAGATAATTGTAATAATTATGCTCTTAAAGATAAATTTGTATATCCGGGAGATAACAATTTGATTAAAGAGGATAACTCTGTGTGTGTCTATATAGCAACTGGGGGTATATTACCGGAGTATTGCGACACGGTTGAAATGATTGAAAACGTGACCATAGTAAATGAAAACTTTATTGTAATAAATGGTACTATTAAAAAGGAACAATGGGTCAGACAGGTCGGGTCTGATATTGAAAAAGATACAAAAATACTTAAAAAGGGACATAAATTGAATCCCAGTAGTATAGCGACATTAATTTCATTGGGGATTAAATCAATTAAAGTTTATAATAAACCTAAAATTGGTATTTTATCAACCGGGGATGAATTAATAGATCAATCAGAGATTAAAGAAGATAATCAAATTTATGATATAAATCGACCATTATTAATTAATCTTTTAAAAGATTATGAAGTAATTGATTATAAAATATTAAATGATAATTATGAAATATGTAAAAACAGAATAATTGAAGTATTAAAATCAGTAGATATATTAATAACTTCTGGTGGAGTATCAATGGGTAAAAAAGATTATATTAAACCAATTATGAATGAATTAGGTAAGGTTTATATAGAAAAATTAAATATGAAACCCGGGAAGCCATTCGTTTTTTCAAAAATAGATAATAAATATATATTTTCATTACCGGGAAATCCGATAAGTACCTATGTTACATTATTATTATTGGTTAACCCGAGTATTGAATATTTCTCTGGAAGTAATTGGACACAACCAATTCAATTATCAGGTATACTTCGAAATGATATTAAAGCTGATTCTAATAGGTTAGAATATCTTAGAGGGAAAATATATAGATCTAATAAGTACAATAAATTATTCGTAGACACAACTGTTAGTAATAGTAGTACAATTTCTGATACAATTGATTCAAACTGTTTAGTAGAAGTATTACCCAATAAAAATTTAAATACTGGTCAAAATGTAAATGTTTATTTAATTAATAATATATACACTACTGATGATAAAATTTACAAAGTAGGAATAATAACTACATCAGACCGTGCATCTAATGGTGTATACTCGGATATTTCAGGAATGGAAATTAAGAATTATTTAAAAAAAGAATTACATAATTATAATATTTATTATTCATTAATTCCAGATGAACAACAACAAATCGAAAATACACTTAAAAACATGTGTGACAATTTATGTTGTAATTTAATACTCACAACTGGGGGAACTGGACCAGCATTACGAGACGTAACTGATCTCGCGACTACAAAAGTTTGTCATAAATTATTACCAGGGTTTGGTGAAATAATGCGGGTCAAAAATTTTGACAATATTCCAACCTCTATATTATCTGCACAAACTGCGGGAATTAGATATATATATAATGGTATGGGTACATTAATTGTAAATTTACCGGGAAAACCCGCAGCGATAAAAGAATGTTTAGATATTATTTTTGGTTCTTTTTCAAAATGTTTTGAAATAATTAATTAAGATAATATACCTTATTAACCCCCGCTAATAGGAGGAATTAATGCAATTGTGTCATGGTCATTTAATATCGTATTATAATCATATACATATTCTTGATTTATTGAGTAATTTATATTTGATATATTATTTAATAAAGAATAATAAGTATTTAATTTTAAAATTAAATCATTTAAGTTGCTTTCATCGTTTAATATAATGTCCACTTCATTTAATTTTATATATTCTCTAACTTTACCAAAAAATAATATTTTAATATCCATTTTATATTAAAATATTATTTTTATTTTAATTTTAATTAGACTTATTGGATAACACTTATTGGATAACACTTAAAAATCTCACAAGTCTCTATTTGATTATTGTTTTAAGATAAATAATATTGAACTACCGAAATCTTATAGTCTTTACTTTTATATTTATTATATTTTGTTATATATATATGAATAATACATTATTAATCTTATTTGGCGAATCATTTAGACTTGGAGGACAATGTAGTCGTAATAGAGGTCATGACAATTCATATAAAGAACAAATTGGTGCAGCATTAACACATATAAAATTTATAAAAAGTTTAAAAAAAAAAGGAATAAATATGACAGTTAGTATAAATAGTTATACTACAAAATTTAATAATTCTCTTGATGAAATATATAAATCTGTATTACTGGATAGTAAATACTATGAAAATTTAATAGGACAGACTAATTTAATTCATAATTGCGTTGATAGAATAACTAATATAAATAATTATGATTTTATATTGTGTATGAGAATAGATTTATTTATAAAAGATAAATTTATAGAAATTTTTAATCCATATAGTGATAAAATATTATTCCCTTCTGTGTGTTTTAAACCATTCCATAAATCTGGAATACACCCGAGAGTTAATGATATGATGATGTTTATACCAAAAAGATTTTTTCATTTTATAAAAAAGGTTGAATTAAATCATGATACTTGGAACCAATTAATTGTTGGCCATAATTTTAGATATGAATATTTAGATATGATGTTAAATACTTATCATGATAGTGATAGTGCTAAGGATTTTAATCCAATTTATTATATAGTAAATAGAATAGAAAATAAAAATCATAAAACCAAAGAACAATTTAATAAATATAATTTTTAAAACACTAAATGAGTTAAAGATTAATTGATTAATTAATTAATGAAACTTCAAGTTGATTTAAGAGAACCAACTATTTTAAAAGAAGCATTTGAAAACTGCGATTTATTAAATTTAGATTTAGGTGATATAGTAATACGGGACAATAATAATATATTACTTGCAATCTTTGAGAGAAAAAGTATTAATGACCTATTAGCAAGCGTGAAAGACTCACGTTATTCTGAACAAAGTGAGCGATTATCTAAATTAGACCTAAGTAATAATTGTATTTATTACATTATAGAAGGCAATAGATATAATTATACCGGAACATGTGAAAAAACAATATATTCATGTATATATTCACTTTCTTATAAAAAGGGGTTTTCTGTTTTACTTAGTAATAATATACAGGATACAATTAAAATTATTAAAGAATTTAGTTCGAGAATTGAATTAAATAAACATGATAAAAAAGAAACTAACTTAATTAAAAAAGATAAAGTTTCAAAAGAAAATATCAATTCTGCAATGTTAAGTACAATACCCGGTATTGGTATTAATACCGCAACAGAAATTTTAACACATTTCGACAATGATTTAGTAATTTTAATTAATAAATTGAAAATAGATATAAATTGTATGGATTTAATTAAGGTTAATAACAGAAAAGTTAATAAAAAAATATTAGAAAACATTAAAGAGTATTTAATTAATTAAAAAAAAATATTAATTAATTATTACATGAGTGATTCATTAGATTCTTTACCAAATGATATATCAGTAAAAACAAAAATTTGGGGACCAACCGCGTGGTTTTTCTTACATAATTTAGTTATGGCATACCCTAAAAAACTAAATGAAAACAATGAACGACATAAAAAGATAAAAAATTCAATGTATTTATTTTTAAGTAATTTAGGAAACGTATTACCCTGTCCAATATGCGGGGAAAGTTATAATGAATACATTAAAGAAGATAGATACTCAATAAAAAAAGCATTAAATGGACGAAAAGAATTAATGTATTGGTCATATATTATACATGAACGTGTAAATGATAAATTGGGTGTTCCACTTTGTGATCGTTTATCATTTAATGAAATGATTAATAAATATACTAAATTTATTGCTAAAAATGGTTGTAAAGCTACGACTAAACAAGAACGAATGAAAAAACGAGAAATTGGATGTACAGACGACGATTTTAAAGAGTATAAATGTTTAATCAATATTCAAGAAAATATTTTAAAAAATAGAACAGAAAACGGGAAAGAAAACTTTTCTGGAAATACAACTAATTTTGGTTCTAAATTTCAAATGTTAATAATTTTTGTACTTTTAATTATTGTTATTTATTTAATCTTGAAATTAAAATATAAATAGTGTTATATATGTATCCCATATCTTTAAATGTTCACTGCGTTAGTCGAAGTGCCGCGTTATTATCACAAACAAGTGTTAATAAGCAAGTTATATTAAATAATTTAAATGTTGTCGCACCAATGGACCCCAGAATGATTACTATGAATAATTCAAGATCTCTTATGTCCAATAATACCATGGATTCTTCTCGATATGTTTGGTTAAATAGCTTAAAAGGTGTTGAACCTAAAAATTTAAATTATGGCTATTTACCACTTGGATTATTAAAGACTAACTAGAACATGATGTACAAACATCATCCGTACAAACAATGTTTCTTTTTTCGTTTATCTTTTCATTTCTTTTTTCTATTGAGTAATCCATAGAAAAATTTTGAGAACTTAATACCGGCTTTGTTCTTATATAATAAGAACCGGTTTTAAGTCCTAACGAATGTCCATAAAAATGAACACTATTAATTACTTTGGGGTCGGCATTTTCAATAAAAATATTTAAACTTTGTGATTGACATATATATGCTCCGCGGTCAGCTGACATTTCTAACATTTTCTTTTGTGATATTTCCCATACAGTTTTAAATATTTCTTTATCTTTATCCGGAATATCAAGATGTTTAACCGACCCTTTTTGTAAAATAATAGAATCTATAATATTTTTATTATTTAAATTACAACTTTTTAAATATTTTATTAAATGTTTATTAATTACTACATATTCGCCAGACAAAACTCTGCGAGTATATATATTTGATGTATATGGTTCAAATGACTCATTATTCCCCATTATTTGTGCTGTTGACGCGGTCGGCATTGGTGCTACCAATAGACTATTTCTAAGTCCGAATTTTATAATACTATTTTTTAAATCAGCCCATTTATCAGAAGAATATAGTTCAGGTGTTTTATTCCACATGTCAAATTGTAAAATACCTTTACTCGCGGGACTTCCTTGAAATGACTCATACGGACCATATTTTTGTGATAATTCATTTGATTTTTTCAGAGAATAATAATATATTGTTTCAAAAATGTCTTTATTTAATTTTATTGCATCATTGCTTGTAAAAGGTAATTTTAATAACATAAATGTATCCGCGAGACCTTGAATACCTATACCCATTGGTCTATGTTTCATATTACTAATCTTGCATTCTTCTGTTGGATAATAATTTTTATTAATAACAACATTTAAATTTTCTACTATAATACCGACAACCTTTCCCAATTCTTCAAAATTAAACTTATTATTTTCCACATACTTTGGTAAACAAATTGATGCAAGATTACATACAGCAGTCTCTTCGTCATTTGAATACTGGTTAATCTCGCAACATAAATTTGAACTTTTAATTGTACCTAAATTACTTTGATTATTTTTTCTGTTTACAGAATCTTTATAACACATATAAGGAAGTCCTGTTTCAATTTGACTATTAATAATAAAATTCCATAGTTCTAAACTATTTATTTGCTTACGGTATTTACCCTCTGATTCATACTTACAATATAATTCCTCAAATTCTTCTGAATGACAATCAGAAAGTCCAGGGCATTCTTTCGGACACATTAAAGACCATTTACCAGACTCGCTAACTCTTTTCATAAAAAGGTCTGGTATCCATAAAGCATAAAATAAATCCCTTGCACGAATTTCTTCTGCACCATTGTTTTTTTTGGCTTCTAAAAATGTAAAAATATCAGCGTGCCACGGTTCAATATAAATCGCGAATGAACCAAGCCTTCGGCTACCTTGATTAATATATCTCGCTGTATCATTATAAACTTTTAACATCGGCATTATTCCTTGTGATCTACCATTTGTTGTACTAATTATTGATCCTTCTGGTCGTATGTTTGATATATGAATACCGAGTCCTCCTGCCCATTTTGAAATTGTTGCAACATCACTAATAGTTTTATAAATACCACTAACTGAATCTTCTGTGCCAATTAAAAAGCATGAACTCATTTGGGGCATTTTTGTGCCGGCATTAAATAAAGTTGGAGTTGCATGAGTAAAATAATTAAAAGAAAGTAAGTCATATGTTTCTTTCACTTTAATAAAATCGGTTCCGTGGATACCCAAAGAAACTCGCATATATAAATATTGAGGTCTTTCAATTACTTTTTGTTCATTTTTTAGTAAATAACTTTTTTTAAGAGTATTAAACCCAAAATATGATAAAAGATAATCTCTTGACTCATCAATTATTTCATTGATTTCTTTTTCGTGATTTTTACAAATTAATAATAATTCGTCGGAAATTATACATTTTAATTTATTCATAGCTTCACAAAAAGAATAATTTGTATTTTTTATATGATTATTTATAATTAAACGTCCAGCCAATTCTGAGTAATCTGAATTATAAATAGACATATTTGCTGCTGTTGATGCGGTAAATTCATCCAATTCTGATGTTGTAATACCGTCGTAAATAAGAGAGATAACTTCCCGGGCTAAACTACCTGAATCAATATTTAATTTAGGTTCTTTATTAGAAAATAATTTTATTTTTTTTGTAATTTCATCAAATTCAACTTCTATTAAAGATAAATCTCTTTTTAACACTTTCATTATTGATATCTATTAATATAAATTGTTTTTAAATCTCTTTTTTAATCTCCGATAACGTTTTACCATAATAGTAAAATGTTGTTTTTACCACGCATTTCCCACCGAAAATTGTTTCCAAAAATCGTTTTAAATGTCATTGGATTACCATGAATATCTTTATTTAAATAATTAGAGAAATCATAACACATTTCATACATAAATTCATTAAGAAGTCCGTGTGGTTTTCCGATACGTTCATTAATTAAATCATAATAATTATAATAAAATACAACTGAATTTTTATCTGACTGAATAGCCTTAATAACACAATCAACAATTTTATTAAAATATTTACGTGAAAGTTCATTCATTTTTTTATTTTTAATAATTAATTTATCTATTACATTAACTTTAACAGGACTTTCAATATCAATTCTCTGTCTCTGACCATTATTTGACTTCGCATATAAAACGCCTTGTCCGAGCATACTGTCAGTAATAACATTTATTAATTGAACTTTTTAAGTAATTGTTTTTTTGTATTTATAAAATTTAAAGAATTATATTAATTAATAATATTAAATGAATGAATTAGAAATATATAGTATTATTATCATTCAAAAAGCATTTCGAAATACAGATATTTGTTCTATATGTATTAAATTAGTTAAAAAAAATAATGATTATTGCCACAATTTTCATAAAAAATGTATTATAAAGTGGAAATTATTAAATAATACATGCCCAGTATGTAGGACAAATATAATAAAACATTCTGAATTTCAGTATGATATAAGTATAATTAAACATTTATTAAAATTATCAAAATATTGTTTCAAAGATTTGAACTTACATAAAAAAGCACTAATAAACGATAAAGTGTATAAAATAATTAGTCGAGAAGCAAAAATATCAGAACTGTCAATTATAAATTATATTCTTAGTCAATGTGAATTAATAAATGTTGATGGTAATGAACAGAAAATATTGAATTATTTACGAACACGAATGATACAATTTATTGCGAATAATAAATATATAATTAGATATTCATTGTTAAATAATGAACATTTAATTAAAATTGATTATATCAAAAAAACTATTAAATCATGTAAAGTGATTTTGTCTATTAATAATGGAAAGTATAATGACGAATTTTTAAAAATAGAAGATGCCGTAGATTTTTTACATATTAAATTACCAAATTATTTATATTCTTAAATTTATAAAAATTTACAAAAAATAACTAAATTTAAAATTAAAAAGGATATGTTAGTAGAATTAAATAATATGAACTGTTCAATCTGCTGTGAGCTATTTAATAAGAGTACTCGCAAAAAAATAGAATGTAAAACTTGTGACAATGAAGAAATGGTTTCGTGCAGAACTTGTTGTAAAAAATATTTTGTGGATAATTCGATCAGCCCTAAATGTATGTGTTGCAAAAAAGAATGGGATAAAGAATTTTTAACTGAAAATTTTCCTCAATCATTTCTGAATAATGAAATTAAGTTGATTCAAGAAAATGTTCTTTTAGAAAAAGAAATTGCCAAATTACCAGAAACACAGGAGTACGCACAAAAACTTAAATTAATTCACGGTCTCGAAAAACAGATAGATCTAAATATTTTAGAAAAGAATAAATTGTTGTTAAAATTACAATCCATAAATAAACATCATGTTGACATTTGTGTATCAATCGAACATATACGCAATTCACTAAATAATGGTTCAAAAGTACCTGAAACTACCACACATTCTTGTAAATGTCCAGTTGATAATTGTAAAGGATTTTTAGATTCAACCAATTTTTGTGGACTTTGTGAAAATACTATTTGTAAAAAATGTATGGAAATTAAAGAAGAAGACCATAAATGTGATGAAGAGAAAGTTGAAACAATAAAATTACTTAAAAAAGATACTAAACCTTGTCCGAAGTGTGGACAATTAATATTTAAAATAAATGGGTGCGATCAAATGTGGTGCCCTCCTTGTCACACACCATTTTCTTGGAAGACTGGACAAGTCGAAAATGGAAATGTTCACAATCCAGAGTACTACCGTTGGATGAGAGAAAATAATACACCGATTCCACGCGACCCACAAGATAGACCATACGAACAGTGTGGAAATAATGTTCCAACTTATAATCAACTAATCGTCATTTTACGAAAGAATTTTCCGAGTAAATTAGATAAACATCGTGTAATTGACTCTTCTGAAACCGTTTATGTTTTAAATATGCACAGAATGGTCAGACATATAGAAGGTGTAGTCTTGAATGTACGCGACGAAGAACATTCATTGCGAGATTTAAGAGCACAATTTTTACTGAATAAAATTACAAAAGATTCATGGAAAAATAAATTGCAGATAATCGATAAACGCAGAGAAAAAGAAAATAAATATATAAATACATGGAATTTATTAAATATGGTTCTTATCGAATACTTGGGAAAAATAATGGAAAATTCTCATTTAACAGATTGTATAGAAATTATTAAACAAATTCTAAGTGAATCAAAAAGAATAATAATGTATTGTAATGAATCATTCAAAAAAATAGGTAAAATGTATAATTGTGTTTATCCCGGTATAACATCAGGATGGATTCAAATAGACAATTATAAACAACACCTAAAAAAATTAGAAAAAAATAAATAGAAAAGAAAAATTAGTAAATCAACACACAAGAAAACAAGAAAGTAAAGTAAAGTAAACCAACACACCGAAACGTAAAATTATTAAATTAAATTAAATATCTCTTTGTGAGATATTTAATTTACTTTACTTTACTTTACTTTAACTTTAATTTACTGATTTTTCTTACATTTCTTGTTTTACGTTATATATTTTATTAAGTAATTGATTATAACTATCACATGCATTATAAGAGTATTCTTTATAATACTCTAAATCGGTTTTCATATTTTTAATCTGTTTTCTATAATTAATTGATTCATTTGTTTCTTTTTTAATTGTTCTATGTAAATATCTATTTTCACGAGAAGAAACAAATTTATTATTAGTTTTCATTATAATTAATAATATTTTAATTCTTTAAATAATTTAATCAACAGAATCAATACTTGGTCCAGAATCAATACTTGGACCAGAATCTGGAATACCTTCTTTTGTTCCTAATATAAGTGGCTGCATTTTATCCTGAAATTCTTCTTTCTTTTTTATATATTCATCAGTACTAACATTATTGTTAGTCTCTAACCACGTTAGGACTTCGGATACTTCTTTTGTCATACTTTCTTTTGTATCTTCTGGTATCTTTTCAGTCGTTTTTGGGTCTGAAAGTAAAGATTTCATTTGAAAAGCCAGACCTTCTAATTCATTTTTTGCTTCAATTTTTTCTCTAAGTTTTGTATCTTCCTCGGAATACTTTTCCGCATCGGAGATCATTTTTTCAACCTGGTCTTTTGAAAGTCGGCTTGAATCGTTTGTTACAGTTATTTTTTCACTTGTTCCACTTGATTTTTCACATGCATTCACTGTTAAAATACCATTCGCATCAAGGTCGTAAGTAATCTCAATCTCTGGAATACCTCTGGGCATCGGGGGAATACCCGAAAGAGTAAATTCTCCCAATTTATTATTATCTTTTGTCATTTGTCTCTCTCCTTCAAAAACTTGTACTGTACATGCGGGTTGATTATCTGAATATGTACTAAATTTTTGTGATTTAGTAGTTGGGATAGTCGTATTTCTTTCAATGATTTTAGTCATAATACCCCCAGATGTCTCAACACCAAGACTTAAAGGGGTTACATCTAATAAGAGTAAATCAGACACCTTCGAATCTTTACATCCGGATAAAACCGCGGCTTGAACGGCTGCACCATAAGCGACTGCTTCGTCTGGATTAATACTGTGATTTAAACTTTTACCATTAAAGTATTCACTTAATTGTTCTTGAATCTTCGGAATTCTTGTTGAACCCCCGACAAGAACAATCTCATCTATTTTACTCTTAGATAACCCGGAGTCTTTCATTACTTTTTCAACTGGTATAAATGTTTTTCTGAATAATTCAGAACAAATATCTTCAAATTTTGCTCGTGTAATATTGCAACTATAATCAATTCCTTCAAACAATGAATCAATTTCAATAGATGCCTGAGTAGAACTGGAAAGTGTCTTTTTTGCGTTTTCACACGAAGAACGTAGACGTCTTAGTGAGCGATTATTATTAGATAAATCTTTTTTATGTTTTCTTTTAAAATCATGAGAAAAGTATTGCACAAGAAGTGTGTCAAAATCTTCACCACCAAGATGACAATCACCAGCGGTCGCTTTTACTTCGAATATACCAGAGTCGGTAGTTAATACTGTGACGTCAAAAGTTCCCCCGCCGAGATCATAAATTAAAATATTTTTCTCAACATCAGTAGTCTTATCGAGACCATAAGCAATTGCACCAGCAGTTGGTTCATTAATAATACGCTTTACTTCTAATCCTGCGATTGTTCCTGCATCCTTAGTACTTTGCCTCTGAGAATCATTAAAATACGCAGGAACAGTAATTACAGCAGAATTCACTTTTTCTCCTAAATAATTTTCCGCAATCTCCTTCATTTTAATTAAAACCATTGCTGAAATTTCTTCTGGTTGAAATTGTTTTATTTCTCCTTGATATTGTGCTTCAATTATTGGTTTATCATTTGAATCAGGTAGTACTTTAAAAGAAAAATGTTTAATATCACTCTGTGTTTCTGAATCTGAAAATTTCCTACCAATTAAACGTTTCGCGTCGTATATTGTGTTTTCTGGATTTATAGCTGCTTGATTTTTAGCTGCTTGACCAATTAAACGCTCAGATTCAGTAAAAGCAACATAACTTGGAGTAGTACGAGAACCTTGATCATTTGCAATAATTTCAACTTGATTGTTTTTCCATACGCCTACACAAGAATAAGTTGTTCCAAGATCAATACCAATACAAACCATTAATTAAATTATTAATTATTATTTTAAGTAATTTAATTAATTAATAATTTAATTAAAATATTATTATTAATTAAATGGGAAGTGAAATTGAGGATGTTCAGAATAATTTAAGTAGCAATATAGAAAGTGTTCAGAATAATTTAAGTAGCAATATAGAAAGTGTTCAGAATAATTTAAGTAGCAATATAGAAAGTGTTCAGAATAATTTAAGTAGCAATATAGAAAGTGTTCAGAATAATTTAAGTAGCAATATAGAAAGTGTTCAGAATAATTTAAGTAGCAATATAGAATCTACTCAAACAGACGTGAATTCTTTGAGTAAACAGGTTGATGGACTTTTAGACACTAAATTAAAAACGCAATCTTGGAGAATTACTACTTCTGGATGTAACACGGGTCTTCCACTTGATTATGATTTTTCAAAAGATGATGATTTTCCTGGTGTATCCGAGACAAGTTTTTTGTTACAAAAAGAATTTGTTCCCATCCCGGGTATGGGAATGGTACCAGCATCAGCAATTCAGGCGTTTGGAGGAAAATTTAATACAACAGTACAAAATTATAATTACATGTGGAATACATATTCGTTATTAGAATCAGATTTTCATATTTTTGCAGGAGATAATCAATATAATGAACACACATTTGATCGAAATATTGGGGGATACATTTTTGGTATTTATAATCCTGGACAAAAATGTGTATATGATGAAAATAATGTATTAATAGGTAAAGTAGATTTAACAGAAAAAGAAGTTGTTGATACTATGGAGATTAGTCATAAAAATACAGAATTTAAACATTTTTTAAATGTTTTGGGAAAAGATAATGCAATGGTTTGTCTTGATGATCATGATTATGCTTGGAATAATTCTTTTAACGATTATCCATATAGCAATTTTTATGGAAATTGTAATAAAACTTTCTGGAAAGATACCATGGGTTTAACCAATATTGCTCCAAAAAATCAAGGTAATTTTAATTCTGTTATGCGTAATGTTGGTACAAAAATTGTACAGCTATTAGTATTAGAAACACATTATTATGCAGACGTGGAAGACAATGGCGAGGGTGCCGCTGGTACAGCATACACAGGTGCGAATTATTTTGACCGCGTTGTTTATGTTCACAGTGAAAATGCTACATATTTTGGTGAAGAACAGTGGGCGTGGTTAGAATTAGAATTAATGAAAGAAGCAGACCTTCGGGTAATTACTCTCGGTCCGGAAATATTGTATTCATCAGGAGCTTCATGTTATCAAAATAGTATACAAAATTATCCATTTGAACTTCAAAGACTGTCCAATCTCATTCGAAAAACTAAGGCAAATGGGATCGTTTTTATTGCTTGTGATAGTCATTTAGGATTGATATCAAAATCAGGACCAGATTTTCCATATCCAATTTATAATATACAGGTCCCGAGTTTAGATCACAATGAAATAAATTCTAACACTTTAACTAATGACAAACTTGCTATACCGAACTACCCATCTTGTGAATCTTCAAAACAACAGCAAACCGGTATTGCGTGCATTGATTTTACCCACGATGTTGAAGAACCTTATGTAACATTAAGCCATAAAAGAATTTACGGTGTTGGAGTTGCTTACAAAGATACAAAAGATTCATCTTTATGGAGCCGAGAATTGAGTAATGTACCAAAAATTGATATTTTATTATCTGATTTAATAGTTAAAGATGATGTACCAGAAGATTTCGATTGGAAAACTGATATGACAACATATCCATTAAAAGAAAGTGCAAAAGTTGAAACGAAAGATTGGGTACCGAACCAAATTCTTACTGACGTTCAAGTTCCATTTGTGGGACCAGCTGATTATAAAATGCGATTATAAGTTTCATAATTGTCGTAATAAAAGACGATTTTTAAATTCCGTATTTATTGGAACGAATATATAAATCCTAATAACAAAAAACAAAATAATAAATTAACTGAAAATATTGAAGTTCTTTTTCAGTTAATTTATTATTAAACCGATTTTATTTAATACTATTATTTTACTTATTTCTATTATTTTATTTATTTCTATTATTTTATTTATTTCTATAATTTTCTCCTATACGAGCGTATCCAAAAACAACAGAATCTTGTGGTCGACTAAGTATATCACCCGAAGTAGTTGGGAATAAAGCTCCGTTTAATTGTTCTGGATAACTTTTACCAGAATTAAATTGGTCATGTGCTTGATCCCAGTATCCTAAACCATTCGCATGAAACCCTCTCCCGGTTGGGTTATTTCCATCAAGTCCAGGACCAATTTTAAAATCTCCTGAAATTGGTAAATAACGTTGAAATATTCCATCAGACCATTCATATGGAGGAGATATATTTTTTGAACTGACAATTAAATTATTTGTATAATTTTTCATTAAAATAAATAAATATTTTAAATTACTAAATAATTAAACTAAATAATTAAACAACTAAGTAAAACATTTTTTTGTTTTTCAAATAAATCTTCATTATAAAACTCCAAAGTATTATGATTTATAATATCAGAAAGTGTATTATTAATAAATAGTGTTATTTTACCTTTTAATGGACTAAGTGCTTTTTCAGAGTCAATTAATTCTAAATTTAAAGAAATTACACCATTATTAATTTTACTATTGTTAACATGATATTCTTCTTCTCTTGTTTTTGTTATAAAAATACCCATCGGATTTTCTGATGAGGCACATTTATAACCACATACAGATTTTGAAGTATCAATATTTAAATTTTCTAAATTAAATGATAAATCTTTTCCATCCCATTCAGCGGAGTCTATATCCATGGAATACAATTTGTTCTCCATTTATATTTACATTCAGTAATCTTTTAAGTAATCTTTTAAGTAATCTTTTAAGTAATCTTTTAAGTAATCTTTTAAGTAATCATTTAAAGATAAATATTAATTAGATGTAAATGACTATTTCAGAACAAGATCTTATTTACCAGCGAGAACTAATCTGGAAGAATGCTGAGAATTTATTTACAGAAAAAAAAATGACAGGTAAAGTAATGCTTAGTCGTCAACGTAAATTTATTAATAAATCAAGTATTGAGGGTAAAAACAAATATAAAACACTTACTATTTTAAATACATATTTAAAAACCAAAGATAAACACATGGCTGAACAAGTTTTTTGGAATACTATTCGAAATAAAGTAGCATGATTTTGAGATTAAACATTTTCTTCTAATATATAATTGTCTAACAATACTATAAAACTCTTTTATTTAATTTTTAATTACAATAAGTTTTTTATATCTTGTTTTTGGAACGTGTCGTAATAGTGCTTGTTTTAGTGTGATATTAATATCTCTTACAACTCGACCGAACTGAACTCTTGATAGTGTTAGGTCTGGATATTTAGTTTTTAATTTAATTAAGTTGTTGCTTTATGAATGAAATATAACTATTTGTAGATTTAGATTTATCTACAAATCAAATTAAACTTCTTTCAGAACAACCGAATATTTTACAAGTTTGCACTTGATTTTTAGAATGAGATAAACAATATTTAATTGCTAATAATTTATAATTACTACTTTTATAAGTTGTCATTAATATAATAATTCATTTTAAATATTCTGAAAATAATAATTTATAATATTTTATACACTTTTCATTATTATGTAAAGGTATCAAAGTAAATATTAAACTTTTTGTAATTATTTTTAAATTATTGAAATCTGTCTCTGAAAAATTATCAATAAAATATTTTTTAAAAATATGTATTATATTTTTTTTATAATTAGTATCAATAATTGTAGATAATAATATTTCATCATAACCAATTATTGATTGGTAAATTTTTGCCCAATCATATAACCAATCTCCATATATGGTTAATTTATCTCCAACCTTTCCTCTCATATCTATAAATTTAATTTTATCATATTTATTGATGATTATATTGGTAAATACTGAATCCCCATGTATCACTTTTTTCTTACCTAAGTTATTCTTTTCATAGAATTGTAATTTTACTAATATTGATTCATAAATACTTTTACTATTTTCAAATATTGAATAATCGAAATTTTTATATCTATTTATTAATTTTGAAGCATAATTCTCATATATATTAATATCATCATCATTGATTATATCACAATTTTGAATCCGATTTATACTATTTAATATATGAATTAATATATCTTTTTTTAGTATTTTAGATAAATATAAATCTGTAACCGTTAAACCATTAATTTTTTCTATTACAATATTTTTACTATTTCCTGATATTTTTAAGGGAAACATATCCTTTAAAGATGATGGAATATTTTCATAATAATAGTTTTCTCCTTTTAAATCACCGGTTTTAATTATTGTATCAAAACTACCTGAATCAATAGTATGAAAATATCTTGGCTCAATCTTATTATTATAATATCCCATTTCTTTTTCTAAGTCATCAAAACAATTTAATGCTAAGTCATCAATATAAAAATCTGCGTAAGGTTTTCCAAAATATATTTCATCATATGGAATATTAAATCTATCAAGTGTTTCAAATGTTATTTTACCGATATCTGAGTTTATTTTACCGATGTTTCCATTGTGCATTTTCATTCTTCGCGCAGTATAGATAATAATAGTATTTCCAAAGCGTTTTATATATTTTAAAAAATTAATATTTTTTTCAATTGGTTTTACAGATGTATAATCATTTTTAACAGTAGGAAAGGTAACAAGTGTATTATCCAAATCAAAACATATTCTTTTATTTTTAATTACATTTTCATTATTACAGCAATTTTTACAAGGATAATTATTATAAAAAAGTTTTAATTGTAAAGGTGTTCCTAAACATATAAAGTTTGAAAGTAATATAGTTTTATTTTTAAAACTGTGTCCTTCATTTATCATTTGTTTTATCACGCCACTTGTATAAAACTCTGATTTTTGAGTTATATTTTCTTCAATTATTTTGGATGTATATAATTTTAATTCATTAATTGACCTGAAACCATAAGCACCTGTACAAGCATTATTTGAAATATTATCCTTCTCTTTTATATCTATTATTTCATTATTTTCATTCGTTTTTACATATGAATATATTGGATTTTCATTTTTATCTTCAAATGAAAAAACGCAATTTTCACCTTTCCATTGTGAAATTATATCACAAGTATAATAATTATCGCTGTCTAAACATAATACTGGAATATCTCTTTCTTCATTTAGGTTATTTATACCAATATTAATTGTTTCTGCTGAGCCCCCAGTATTATTTTCAAGACAAAAAAATCTAAAATTTATTTTAGGATAATTCTTAATCAATAAATCTTCAAATCTATAATTTTTATATTCTTTATTATAAGGGATAAATATATAATCAATATTATCAGTATTTAAGTTATCTAATAAGTATGATATTATTGATTTTCCATAAATATTAATTAATGCCTTTGGTTTTTTATAACCATTTTCTTTAAATCTTTGTCCAATCCCACCAATAGGTAAAATTATGATCATTATATATATAGAACGAAAAAAAATTGCGATTTTATACCTGTGAAACTATAAAATGAGAAAAATATAACTTAATAATACAAAAATTTACAGAAATAAAGCACACATGATAACAATTAAATAAAATTATTAATTAAGTTGGCGTTTTAAATGTTCAAAGGTGTAAAACAATTTAATAATACTATTTAAATAGTATTATTAAATTATTATAAATGAACATTATTGATGACATCGCAACAGATTCTGATACATTTTTATTGAAATTTGACAATAAAAAAAGTAAATATGATGATTATATTAACACAATTAATTATCGTGTAGTTAATATTACAGACCCAGAAATTATAGATTTTTATGATATAACAATAATTCCAACTATATGTATATATAATAACAAAAACTTAATTGAAACAATCGAGGGTTATTTAACTAAAAGTGAATTATTAAAAAAAATAAATTATACTTTGTAATGAAAACAATTATTATGAAACCCACTCTGAATAATAGTATTAATTAATGGACCTCCCTTGGAGTATATACTTTGTAAACATTTTCCCTTCTCTATTTTGTCAGAACACTTCAAAACGGGCAACAAATTACAGTACTTGTCGTTAATACAATCCATTACATGTTTTGGGGAATTTTTTAATAAACATAAAAGTTCTGCTAATTTTGGTGGTGGCGGTGGCGGTGGTGGCGGTGGCGG